TTATCGATGTCACCGCCTTTAGGGTCTATGCCCGTGACGCGATAAGCAGGCTTAGGTTGATCTAAAGCTTGTGTTGTAGACTTACGAAGTCCCAGCATTTTGTCTTTGAGTTCGCTCACTTCTTTTTCTTGCCGAATGGAACGGTAAGCTTAACTCCTGCTTTTTGCTTTGGAACGTTATCCGCAAAATTAAGGGGTTTGTTTCCGGCAGGAATTCGAACACCTTTTTGGATAATATACTGTCGAATTTCGTCTCTCTTTTTGCCTTCAGTCATCGATTCTTTCCTTCGTGTAGCCCGTGTTTTGCGTGTTGTTTTCCTGCGCGTGTTGCGGCCCGCTTTTTCCTTGTCGCAGCCGCAATCTTGCCTCGACTGGTTGATCCAAACGTGGCTGATGGGGCGTATACTTCACCCGTAGCCTTAGGTCCCTGAACGCTTGGCTTACCTGACTTGGTTCGCCATTTTTGCCCAGTCCATTTTTTGAGCGACATTTGGGGTGCCTTGAGAGCCATTAGTTTTTGTATCCCCCGCCACGCGCCTTGTATCGGTTGGCTAACATTTGAGCTTTACGTGCGGACCACTGACCGGCTTTACCGCCCTTAGTGCCAGCCTTGAGGCGGTTAAAGATGCCCTTGCGCATAGTAGGCTTCGTATAGTTTCCCGCCTCGTTTACCTTGCTTTTTTGCTTATCGCTCATCGGACGCTCCCGCCCAAATAATGCAAACACGTTGTGACGCGCATTTGAAGTCAAGTGCTGAGCAGTATCCAAGCTCGCCTGCATCTACGGCAGATTCAGGGTCACCTTCGTCTCCAATACCCGTAGCGATACACGCTTGCATGTCTTCTGATGTATCGAAGAAGCTGCAGTTACCGCACCGCATGGTCATTACGTTTTCGACGGAGTCGTTGAACCGATCTGCGTAACGTTGCCAGAACTCTTGGTTACCGCCTTCGTCGTCGAGCCCTGGGTTGGCGGGACCATACTCTTTGGTGTCCAACGCCTTTTGTCGGTTCTCAAGGTTTAGCTCTACGTTTTGAGTTGCTGCTGGGCACGACTCAGCCTTTTGTGCCCCACGCCGCAGTTCATCCATCATGTCATCGTATTCAGCCATTACCATTTCGCCTTATCTGCCCAATACGCAGCACTCATCTTGCCTTTGGCAATGTTCTTTTGGTGACGAGATTTAAAGCTTTTGCGCTTTTTCTTCATGCGATCGGACTCGCCTGGCTTGGGCTTCCCTGCAGTGCTTGCGCCTTGCTCTCCAAAACGAATCAACTTCAATTGACTACCCTCTTGAGCCAACACAATGTGACTTTTGGTTGGATGTTTTGGTGTTCGTTTGGGTTTGTTCACGCCTTCAAGGTTGTGTTTCTTGAGTAGGCTTGCTTTGCGAATCTTATCTCGTTTAGACAGTGCCATTATGCTTCACCCTCACGAATAGGCGCCCCGCCACCTGCGGGCAATGCGTCTCCGGGTGTCGGTATATCGATCCCTGTTTTCTGCGCAATCTGTTCTTTCAGCGCAGTAGCTTGCTCTGGAGACATTTGTGACATCGCCTCCTGCACTTGAGCTAACTGCTGCGCCTCAATGTACGGCTTACCGCCAGCAGCGCCACCAAGACTTGCCTGCTGATCTGCTTGTGCCCCTGCCCCCTCTTGCTGCATCGCTTCTTGCTGCATCGCCTCAAGTTCGGATTGAGGAATAATCATTCGGCGGGAAAGCCCCATACCTGTGACAACCTCTTCTGTGAGTTTTCGGACGTCGACGTTCGGATTCTCGGCAAGGAACGGTATTAGTTGAAGTAGACTCTCGATCATTACGCTTGGGTTCTTTCGGATGGGGTTGTAGGACACCATCTCGAAATCCATATCAATGTTTCTTAAGTCTTTGTGGGCAAGCTCGGCCCAACGTCGATCACCTGCAATGCGAATGAGCCGAGTTTCGCGCATGTACTTCTTACTTAGGTAGAACGCTTTACGGGCCACGTCTTCGATGGCGTCGTTGAGGTGTCCTTCTCGGGTTGCGAGTCGGGTTCGCATTTGGGCGTCAATGATTGCCATTTCGGTTGCGGTACGAGCACCGACAACTTGGCCTCGGGCGGCTTCAGCAAGCGCCGAAATAAACGCAGCATCGTCTTCCTGGCGGGCAACAAACTCTTGTACACCCTGCGGGTTTTGTGGTTGGGGCATCTCATAGAACAGGGTTGCGAGTGTTCGTAGAGCTTCGCTGTTCGACGGATTGATTCCGATAAACGAACCGACACTCGCCTCTACAGCTTTGTTGAGGTCTTCTTCTGTGATTCGCCCTGAATCGTAAAGAATTCTCGGGATCTGCAGGTATGTGATTTGCTTCATGTGAGTGAGCAGATCGTTAATTGTTTCTTGTTGTGTCAGTACAAGCTGGACTTCACTTAGCCCCAGACAGTCAATGCCTGATTGGTTTAGGCTAAACATCGAGTATGGGATGTAGTCAATCTTGTCTTCGAAGACGACGGCATCAGCTTGCTTGACGTAGTGCTGGATTAAGCCTGTTTCCCGGTCGTAGTATTCGTAAATAGTTACCCATTTAAACGCATCACGAACCTGTTGCGTGTCGCTTGCTTGGTTCTTATCCATCAACCATTTAGGGTATCTGTCAGGCGAAACATCTTGAACCAAGTCGGCTTGGTACAGCCCAGAACGAACACGGTCTTTAAATTCCTCGAAAGAAATAACTGTAGCCTCAATCCAGTATCGAATGTCGTCGGGGTCTCTTGCGGTCAGATCAAAAAAGAGCGAAGAGGGGTTCACCGCGCGGACAATTGGCATGTCTCGGTCGGCGTCCCATCCGGTCTTAAATATTCCACGCTTACATAGAACAGCGTCAATCAGTGCCGTCGAGGCTTTACGCCGAAACTTGTTCGTACGAAAAATATATTCGAGCAGCCCTGTCACGGATGTAGCCGCGTCTTGTGAGTTAGGATTCTGCGCTACTGCGCCGACGGTAGGGTTTGGTCCAAGCAGAGCGCTAACCGCTGTATCAGCAATCGCGTAGATCATATTCTTTGAGCACAGATACGAATTCATTCGAGATGATCCGAGATCACTGTCTCCGCTTGAGAAAAAGTCGCCACGGTAGAATCTACGAGATTTGTCGAACTGAGTTTTCTCAGCCCGTTTGTAGAAATCTAGGTGCCGGTCAATGAGCTTTGATAGCTTGGACGACATAGTTACGCCTACTTTGAATCTTCAATTACGTCGAGAGCTTTTGGGGCCCGCTTACAGTCAGTCATCTGATTATTCTCGTATGAGTGATTGAAAATCTTCTTTAATCGAAGCATCTTCGTTATACATTCCTTGGAGCATTGGATTATTTTTCCAAAGCACTTGAAACTTAGCCAGCGCCTCCCCCGTTAAGGGTAGCCCGGTAAGGCTCTGGACTGTATCTGTAACGCTTGCATCATGAGCGTTCGCCCCAGGCTTAGCCGCCGCTACGGGGTCACTCGTTGGGGGCGCTTCTGTGTTTGGCTGAAAAGTGCCCGGTTGAGCCACCGGAGTAGTCTTCGGAGCAGCCGGAGTAGTCTTCTCGATAGCCGCAGCGATTGTTTTTGGGTTGTTTAGGGGCATGATTAACTCCAACTAAGTGATGCGGGTTTAAAAGGTGATTTGGCTGTTTGTTTTTTGTGACGCTTAATGTCGTCAAGCTGCCTAACTGTAACTTGTCCCGCAGTATATGTGGAATCTGGTTCTTGTGCGGGCGTATGAAACGTTCTTTTTGATAAGATATCTGCTGCCATAACAGCCGTTCGGGCTCTATCAAAGTGATGGAGTATGCCGTCTTCGCCTCGAACACGCTTCTTTTTAGACCCGTCATAGTTTAACAACTGGTGTAGTGTGCCTCTGCTCTGGATTATGATGTCTTCCTGTCGGAGCATTTGCACTAATCGAGCCTCAGACTCCTGAACTCTTTTCTGTGTTGCGTACCAGCCTGGGTGATTCCGGTCTGTCCACAGAAGGTTTCGAGTACCTTGGTCTTTCAATATAGCGATACAGGCGGTTGCGTTAGACTCAACGGCCAGCAACGCTTGATTGTAGCGTAGTTGAATTGTTTTAAGTCTTTGTGCGAATCTATCAGGTGCCTCTCGGTCTTCCCAGAAGGCAACCTCTCTCCAGTCAACAGCGTCCCATACGGTAAGCGCAGACTTATCACCGGTACTACCGAATCCAGCGGGGTCGGCGGTAATCAAATACTGCCTACCCGGCATTGGCCCTTCGAATTCGTGGCATCCCCAGTGAGAGAGTTCTGGGTCGGCCTTTGCTTTTGCCAACCACGGCTTCAACACTTCTGCCGGCATTACTGGGTTTGTCGTGCCCAGCCACCCATCGTATGAATCGGAGGGGTACTTGCACGAGAACAGCCTGGTATCGCCGACAAACTCTGTGTTCAGGCCCCGTCTACGGAACGCAAGGTTGTACTTACTCATGCCCGCGTGACGCTTCATGTACTCCAATTCTGTCAGCGTCGGCTCAAAGTCCTCGACCATCTCCCGACAGCTATCGTCTTCCCACCACTCGAGAAATAGTGGCGCAAACCTACTGGTACCCTCCAAGGCTGACCGCCACATTTGCTCGTGGTGAGAGCCTGCTCGCCCTGGCGTTGACTCCAGGATCACCTTAGCGTTGGGTCGTTTGTTTACGGTTGGGAAGATGTTGATAGCTGCTTTACGTTGCCACTGCGCCTCACCGAACTCAGTGATGACCAGGCGATCGATTGAGCGCCCGATCGCAGGTGATCGTCCCCCAGCCGTAAGGACTTTGATGCCGCCACCGTGTATGAACTGCATCTGCGTTGCACCAGCCTTCTTTCCTGGCGTCAGCGGCATTCGGACGTCGTCGGGGAGCCTGTTGTACGCAAAGAGTATGCGCTCAAAGATGTCTTCTGCCGTGTCTTGACGTTCTGCAATAAGCAGACCCTTGACGCCGCTGAGGTACATGCAATCCCGAAGCAACAACATGACGGACACGGTGGTGATTTTAGCTTGTCGAAACTTGTTTACCATAAGCCAGTTATTTTCATCGTAGGCTTTCAGCAGTTTCTTTTGCGTATGCGTAGGCTCCATGTAGCCCGTAGACTCATCTTCTCGGACAATTTGACACATTGAGACAAATGCATCGGGCGTTGCAAACAAAGCCCTAATTTTACCTTGATGCAGTCCTGGAGCTTCGGCAAACTCAGCACCGCTATTTTGCGCGGGTTCTTTTTTCTTAGCATTAGCCATACGGTAACTTATCACGTAAAAACTTTTCGGGCGAAAGTGGTTGCACTTTTATGTGTAATACTGTAAACCTAAATCACGCACCTAATTCGCGGTCGGGTAGCTTAATTGAGTCCGGCTAAACGCACCAGGCAGGCGGAAATCGTTTAATTTCTTCAATTATTTAATGTGAGAACAAAATGTCCATCAGTACTGAACTGTTGAACACCACGTTTGCGGATCTCCGTGGACCCCTGGTGAATTCGTTTGTTCGTAGCAATGAACTGTTCGAAGCACTTAACTCGAAAGCACGTATGCCTATGGAAGGCGGAACAAAGATTGAACGTTCCTTTTCCGGTGGCGCTCCTGCTCGCGGTGTTGGTGTCTACGTCGGTGATGAGCTACTGAACATGACCCGTCGTCAACAAATCCGAAAGTTTGAGGTTGAGCCCCACCGTTTGGTGATGGCGATCAACATTCCCAAGCGTGAGCTTGCTCAGAACTCCGGTAAGTTGGCTATCATCCGTCTGATCGAAGAGTATCCTCAGACCTCAATGGAAGCTGCGAAGGCTGACCTGAACAAGTACCTACTTACTGGTACGAGTCGCGGTCTTGCGTTCAACACTTCTGAGCTTCTGGGATTCAACACCTTTAACGGTGAGTTCTCTACGGGTATTGGAACTGGTGTAACTAACGGTCTTCTGGACTTCGTCGCTCCTGCATCGCAGAACCAGAGTGTACAGAACG